AAATGACACCACTTTATATATGGACTGGAGACACGCAATAATGGAAGATGAACTAATGCCAGCTATAAGCGAGGCTATGATTAAACGCTTAGAACAATTATACCCTGACAAATGTCCTGACTTGACGAACACAGAAAAAGATGTTTGGTTTAAGAGTGGTCAAGTATCTGTAATCAGATTCCTCAGACAAACTTATAACGATCAAATACAAAATAACATTTTAACAAAAGACTAACCATGTGTATGTCAGCACCCGATATTCCTCCACCTCCTCCACCTCCAGCTCCTCCTCCACCACCTCCTCCTGTAGCTGAAGCATCTAAGACTGTTAGACAAACACAGCCTAAGAAGAAGAAGGTAGGAGCACAAGCACAGTTAAAGCGTTCTGCTAGACCTACACTTGGTGGATCAGCTGGTGGTACTGGTGTCTATATGTCTTCTTAATAACAATATAACTATATAATATCATGCTTCGCACACTCTCAAAAAAGACTTTGCTATCATCTGTTGTTGCAACAGGGGCTGGCAGTTCATTCTCAGTAGAGCGTTCTAAGGGTTGGACCTTTGTAATCGCTTCTTCCGCAGTAACCACAGGAGGTACGGTAGATATAGAAGCGTACATCGGTGGTGCTTGGTTTGTCATTCACTCTGAAGCTGTAACAGCTGACGGTGCTGTCATGGTTAGAGATGACCACGGACACTACGAACAGATCAGAGGTAATGTATCAGCGAGAACAGATGGTACTTACAGTGTATACGCAACAGGTTCTACTGACTCTCTTTAATGTCTATCACCTTCACAGATCAGCTAGATAAACCTAGCGAGATAACAACAATACCTAATCAATTACTCAGACCTGTCTTTGGTGCTTTGTATGGATTTGATGTACCTGTTAGCGGTGGAGGAGGAACACCTGCATTTACAAACCAATACAGTGTAAGCTTCGATGGTACTGATGATTATATGAGTATTGGAACAGTGTCGGAATTAAATGGTTCAATTTCAGCAGTTACCTTGAGTGCGTGGTTCAACTTTTCGGGGACTTATCATACCGACAAAAACCTTGTTTTATCAGGGGGGTCAAGTGGCTCTGATCGTTTTTACTTTCAACAGCTCAGTGCTACTCAATTGCGGTATGGCAGTTCATCTGGGTTTGTAAATTTTACAATTCCAACTGTCTCCGCATCGACTTGGTATCACATGGCAATTGTGCATAACGGGACATCGGCATCGGCTTATTTTAATGGTTCGCCATCTTCGTCCAACCCACAAACAGTCACTGCACCCACAGCAAACTACGGAACTGCCTTAAAGGTAGGGGCTTATTATACTGGTAGTGCTGTTTTTGGGGGATTATTAGACGAAGTGTCAGTTTTTGATTCTGCATTATCTGCATCAAATATAACATCCATCTACAACTCAGGAGTACCTAATGACATATCCTCACTAAGCCCTGTTGGATGGTGGAGAATGGGTGATAACGATGGGGGAACAGGTACAACAATAACTAACCAAGGTTCAGCATCCTCTATAGACGGAACGCTAACCAACGGTCCAACCTTTTCAACAAGTGTACCTGAATATGTATTCAACCAATACAGCGTAAGCTTTGATGGAAGTGATGACTTTGCTACTTTCACGCCTGGAATAATCACCGCTACTACTAGTCACACTTTTTCTTTATGGTTAAATGTGAATGCCTTTCCAACTTCTGGTATAGGTTTTGCCCTTATTTCTCCAATGCTCAGTTGCTTAACTTTAAATTCTGATAATGACATTATTTTTGAAACTAGAACTGGAAGTAATTATGCGTTTGGGTCTAAAGAAGTAATAACTAATGCCTCAGAAGACACTTGGTATCACTTGGTAGTAGTAAAGCAAGCGAACACTCCAGTAGGAAGTACCACCTTTACATATTATGTAGACGGTAGTTCGGTGGGGACTTTTGTTCTTGGTAGTGTCAGTAATACTTATGCCTTTGGGAACAGTAGCGGTAGTTCGCAACTTATTCATTTAGGCAAGTATAGCGGTGGGGGGTATTTTACAAATATTTTGATAGACGAAATGGCAATATTTACATCAGCATTGGACAGTACCGCTATTTCAAGCATCTACAATGGAGGTGTTCCAGGTGATCTAAGTAGCCTTAATCCTCGCAATTGGTATCGGATGGGGGACGGCACTGAAGCAGGTAGCGGAACAACAGTCTATGACATGGGAGCTTCATCTGGAACAACTACAGACATAACACTTACCAACGGCCCAACCTTTTCAACCGATGTACCAACTTAATAAATTATGAGTAGAAAATATGTAATAATAAATGCGGACGAAGTAGACTCCGTTGATTTTAGCAAAGTGGACGAGACTAGTGCCGATACAGTTAGATTCTCAGTCGATGGCACAAAGACATTTGTTAAGTTTGACACCGACACAACACCTTCATTCTTGGATGGTAAAACACAATACACCCATTCTGAAATTCTTACCATTTTAGCAACTGACGAATGGACTCCTGACGAACCCATTTAATTATGCCAACAACAATACCATCAACCACCTCATCCACTCGTCCAGGTAGTCCCTCGGCAGGTGATGCTTACTTTGAAACAGACACGAAGAACTACATCATCTATGACGGCTCGACTTGGCGAGAGTATAATTGGGACAACTTATCAGGTTGGTCGGGCAGTAATACATCTTCAATGTCTTTTGATGGAGTAGATGATTATTTAAGTTCTTCTTCAGATATAAGTTTCGCTGGTGATTTTTCTTTAAGTTTTTGGATCAAGCCTACTAACTTTGACGATTGCTTGTTTGGTAAAGCGGGAGAGTCATCGGCTTTTATAAGTTCTAACAGTAGCGGTAAAATTCAAGTTAATAATGGTGGTTTGAGTACTGTAGGTATTACAACAGGAGAATGGAATCATATCTTGTTATCAAGAAGTAGTTCTACCATTACAATCTACAAGAAAAGTGATTCAGGAAATGATTCAAGTACTATTACTAATTCAAATACGTTATCTTATAACCTCTTTGGTAAGTATTCTTCTGCTGGTTTTGAGTACTTAGGACTTATGGATGAAGTAGCCGTTTTTAACACCGCACTATCGAGTACAGACGCTACTAACATATATAACAGCGGATCACCTGGTGATCTTACTAGCTATTCTTCGTTAACTAATTGGTGGAGAATGGGTGACGAAATCTCAGGCAATACGATTTTTGATAGTTCAAACAATAGTAACAACCTTACAGTACACGGACCAGTACCATCCAACGTTGTACCATCTTAATTATGAGAACATATATAATACTCAATGCACCTGAAGTAGGTAACGTAGACTTTGACGCAATTATTCAAACTTCTGCTGACACTCTTCGTTATTCATTAGATGGTAGTAAGTTTGTTGTTAAGTACGAAGGCGAACAACCATCCTTTCTGAGCGATAAGACCGAGTATACACACTCCGAGATACTTACGATCTTAGCAACGGACGAGTGGACTTCTGACGAACCTATCTAACCTATGCAAGAAACAGCCCAAGGCTTATACCACTCCTTAGAGAACCAAAGGTGGTCTTTCTTGGATAGAGGTCGTACCTCATCTGAGTTAACTATTCCTTATATCATGCCTCCCGATGGGCATAACTACGCTACTAAGTATTACACACCGTATCAAGGAGTAGGAGCTAGAGGAGTTAACAACTTAGCTTCTAAATTACTATTAGCTTTGTTACCACCTAACGCTCCGTTCTTTCGTCTTGTTATAGACAGGTATGAATTAGATAAAGCAAAGCAGGAGTTAGGACCAGAGGGAGGAGAGCAATTACGATCTGACTTAGAGAAAGCTTTAGCAGATGTAGAACGAAGTGTATCTCAAGAAGTAGAAGTCGAAGCATTTAGAGTAGGAGTATTTGAAGCGTTAAAGAATTTATTGGTAGCTGGAAATACTTTGTTATACTTACCTGACGAAGGTGGTATGAGGGTATTTCGATTAGATCGTTATGTAGTGAAGAGAGACCCAATGGGTAACGTAACACACATAGCTATCAAAGAAACTGTTGCTCCGATGATGCTTCCTGAGTCTGTAAGAGAAGAAGTCTATCGTCAAGAGAAAGAGAATAGCTGTGATCTATACACCTCTGTTATCAGAGAAGGTAATGAATTTATAGTACAACAAGATGTAAAGGGAATGGTCATTGAGGAGTCAAAGGGTAGATACCCTGTTGAAAAGTCTCCCTTTCTTCCTCTTCGTTATACAAGGATAGACGGTGAAGACTATGGACGTGGCTTTGTAGAGGAGTACTTAGGTGATCTTAAATCACTAGAGGCACTAACAAAAGCGATAGTCGAAGGAAGTGCAGCAGCAGCTAAGGTTCTCTTCATGGTTAATCCTAACGGTACAACCAGGGCTAAGACTTTATCTGAATCTCCTAACGGTGCAATTGTACAAGGAAGTGATGGAGATGTATCTGTTTTACAACTTAACAAGTTCAATGACTTCCGTACTGCACAAGGAGTAATGAATGGAATCAGTGACAGACTGTCTCAAGCTTTCCTTCTTAACAGTGGAGTAGTCAGAGATGCAGAACGAGTAACAGCAGAGGAGATAAGAATGTTATCTCAGGAGTTAGAAGCTGCACTTGGTGGTCTGTATTCTTTATTGTCACAAGAGTTTCAAATGCCTGTCGTTACTAGGTTAATGGCAAGGATGAGTAAAGAAGGAAGACTTCCTAAGTTACCTAAAGAC